TAATCACCACCAGAATCACCACCGCCTAGCAGGCCGGAGGTGTCGGGTGTCGGAGGCGTTGGCCTGCGGTCATACAGTCGCGGGTTGTAGCCACCCGTAAAGCCTTCGCCGTAAGGATTGGTAAAGGCAAGAGGCTGCCCCTGCTGCATCTGCTGCATGATCTGCGAATAAATGTCGCCTTCCGTGCTGTAGTAGGGCAAGCGTATTGCCATCTCAAAGCTCCTTGCTCAATATGAACCATTTCGGTTCATATCCTTCATCTCTTAAAAATGTCTTCTGCCAACCTTTACGGCCAGCGAGAGTCACTCTGGTGCAACCATTCTGCTTTCCCCAAAGCTCGATGTATGGTCGCATCGCTTTGAGTTCATCGAGGTCGCCGCCAGCTAAGAAATAATTCAGAGCCTTAAGTCGCGGGTAGACAATGATCTCGGTGATAACTGCTGCGTTAGGTGCCGGCCAGAATTGAAATCTGCCATCCTTCACCCCCGCCTCAATGTCTTCGATTCCGTGTGTTCCTCCAGAGTATTCTAACGCCGCCTCCAGCCATTTAGAACACCTTGCGAAGTCTTCATCCATTAGCGTTTCCCTGCCGCCACTGCTTCCATTCTCGGCACGCCGACCCGCCAATCCTCCAACACAGCCCCGGTATACCTAACCTTGACCTGCCGGCCAGAAAACCGCACATCTGTGGGCTGACTAGCTGTATAAGGACCGAAAGTCGTTTCTGTGTCCATCGGGTAGCTTCGCACCTTAAAGGATACCTGCACCTCGCCAAGAGTTTGCTCGTCTGGAACTAGCTCCAGAACCGTCATGGTCTGATCGCCGTTGCCAAGCTCAATTGGCCCAGACTCGGCGAAAGGTGTGGCAGAGTCGTAGGCATAGCCCACCTCATGCTCATAAACGTAGCCGTCAGCCGAAACCATAAGCGGGTTAGCGAACACTCCTCTGTCAGTTCCAGCGGTACGCGACAGATCGCCAATCGCCCAGTGATTTTCCCGGTAGTTATAGACCACATACGAATCATTCTCAGTCGATTGGCCGGAAGGATAAAACCACCAGATTTCGCCAAACTTTGAATTGTTGACTGCGTAGATTTTGCTGGCCTGGGTAAAGTTGAGGTCTTGAAAGATGAAGTCAGACACATCGCAAGGCAAAGGCTTGACATATCCGTCATATATCCAGAAGCCTGACTGCGACATCCAGATTGCGGCAGTCTCAATCGCCGCCACGGACTGCGAGGAAATCACGCCGCAGGCCGATCCGACCTTCTCAAAGCTGTATACATAAGGCAGTCCGATGTAGGTCGCGGTATGAACATCAACATCCGTAAAGAGAAGCGAAATACCGCGAACACGCTTGCCGCACTTTAAGTCGCCTACAGTCGTCAATTCAAAGTCGCCGGCCTGGTTCGTCGCGGCAGGCGTCCAGACTGTATTGTTCTCCTGGTCGCACCACTGAACCTTGCGGGTATTGCCACCCGCGCCCAGAGCGAACACGAACCTCTCGGAGGTAACAAGAACCGCCTCGTTATTGGTCGGCGCGTTCGCTATCGCAGCGGCCAGAGTGGGAGTGGTAAAGCCTAGTTGCCACTCGTAGAGTTTGCCGTCAGCATTGGAGCAGGCTACCAGATATTCGCCCCAAGTATCCATGCTCCAGGTCGTCGCCGGCGTGATGGCCGAAAGATCGGGCCGCGCCACGCCGTAGGCATATGACCCATAAGGGCCATATCCATAACCAATTTTCTGAACGGCATCAGCGATGCCAGGCGTAAATCCTGACGGGGTGATGTCCTTCAGAGTCCCGCCCTCGTTCATCGCGTAGAGCTTGGAATGCGTGCCGGCAGCGATCCAGCGATTTCCGATGTTGTCCCGCCAGTTTATAAATCCTCGGCATTTGCCGGTCATCTGCGAGGTGCTGCGCTTGCGCCACCCTCCTACAGGACGCATCGTGCCTTCGTACCAGCGCACCAGCGAGGCATCGTAGTACCGTCCTGCGGACTGATACTCAGTGCCGTTACGGTACACACCCGGAGGAATCTTCAAAGGAATGTAGGGCATGGCATCACGCTGATCTGTTAGACATGAATGAGACGGTCACAATTATCGACGGAGTGGCCGGGATTGCGGGTGTCGTACTGCTGGCCGTGACTGCCGGGAATTGCTCTAAAGAGACACCAGAGTCTGGAACCCGCCACATCATCTCAAAGTAGTCGTTTTCCGCAAGCTCCAGGATGAAGTTCATGGCGGCGATTAGGCGGCTCGCCGATCCTGTTGACTTCCTTGCCTTTATGCCAAATTGGCTATTTGAGCCAGGGATATCGGTTCCATTCTTTCTAAACCAGATATCAATTTCCTGGACATCATTGGTCGTGTTGATGAACTGAGCAGAGAATTGGACGTTATACAGCCCATCCTGCGAAACCTTGATGCGCGAAGGCAGATTGCCTGTGATTGTGGTTGACGATACTGTCTGAGAAGTAGAAACTTTATAGGTTCCGGTTCCTCCTGTTGTTCCTGTCAATTGCTCGACGATGCTGGTGCCAGCAGTGACACCAGTTCCTGTTATCAGCATTGACGGAAAGATAGACCCTGCTGAGATAGCCGATACCGTCAAGGTTGTCGTGGTGATCGAGCCTGTAAATGATGCGGTGCGCGGGTCAAGCGATATCCCGTTGCTGTAGTCGGTCGTGTCGAATCGGAAGTAATACGCTACAGCCGCAGACCCGTCAGTCTGATCTGTCGTGTCTTGAAAGGCTCCATAAGGTGAGTTAAGAAACTTAGCGCCGCGAGGAGATAGCAGTGTCGAGATGACGCTACTGAGCTTCGTGAAGTAGGTGCGCAGCACGCCATTGCTCTGATCGACATAGGCGCGGTCGTACCCAACCGGAGCAGAACCCAAGTCAGGATTTGCCGGCGTCTTTAGTTGCTGATTTAGGTTCGTTGCCATCAGTCAGACAGGAATAGTTCTTTCTCAGCTTTGCGTCGCCTGACGAGTCCAGGCAACTCCTTGCCGCCACCCTTCGTCCATTGCATAAATGCCTCGGCGGCCTCTTCCCATTCTCCTCGGTTCGCCTTCATCCTAATAGTGCTGCGCTGTAAGTTGCCTAGCCCTGCATTGAAGGCAAAACTAACCAAAGCGTCAAACCGGCCTTGACGGCTAACACTGCCGGGAACAAGTCGAAGAACACCACGCTCAAAAGTGCCGATGCTGCGCTCGAATAGTTTATTGATCTCTTCTTTACTCCAGACACGATTGTCCTCCTGGCGTAACGGATACTCGCTGCGGATCATCCCTGTGTAGCCCTCTTTGCGCATAACAGGCAGCCGTATCTGATCTTGATAAAGAACCTCTCCATAGCCCACGGTCCAAATCGTTGCCGGGCAAAGGTATGGCTTATTCCTGCACCCCTCGAAACGGTGCATCAAGTCGATACCATTCTGCGAAGTTTTCACTTCTTGCCCCACTGCCGCGACCCGAACCAAAATCCAATGATCCCGCCAAGCATCGCCATTTCATCTGGACTGAAGATGATGTCCGAGTACTTCAGAACATCATCCATGCTCTTAATCATCCCCGGATTTGCGTACAAGTAGTAGCACAGGAACAAGTTGATCAGCACCAACTCAATCACAAAGATGTATGTCACCGTCGGGCGCACGGTGCCGACATAACTGGCAACCCACTGGCTGGCTCTGTCCAACACCTTCTCGTCATGCTTGAGCGCGGCTTCCGTCATCTGCGCCTCGGTCTGCATCATGACCTGATCGGTACGAATCTCCTCGATGCGCTGCTGCGCGGCGTAGCCTTGCGCAGCCAGAGCCAACTCGCGCTCGTTCTGCATCCTTGCCAGTGCAAGCTCATGCTTCTGATCGGCTTTGTTCTGGAAGTATTCCAGCAGCTTCGGAAGACCAGAGATTAGCAGGCCACCGAGGGTAGAGATAAGGGACAACATACTATTTTCCTTGTACGGTTGCTTCCATGATGAACCAGATGGTTGCGCCGACAACGACGAACACCACCAACGCGCCGATCAGGAGAATGAACAACTCATCCAACTCCTGCTGCCGCTTCTTAGCGGCTTCCTTTTTACGCCTCGCAGCGTGTGCCGCGTCTGCCTCAATCCTCTGCGCTCTGGCTGCAATACGCATCCAAACGTCCATCTTGTTGGACTGAAAGAACAGCATCTTGATCTGTTCCTCAAACTGTCTAGCTTGCTCAATAGCCATTTCCAGTTCAAGCGCCTTGCCTAAAGCGGACCCTTTGAACTCACCCTGCTGCGACTTTTGAACAACTTCGATGGCGTCAGCTTTGGCATCAAAATATTTACCCAGCACCGGCCCGAGCGATGTGACATCATCAACCGTCGCGGCGACTTTTTTAACAAGCTCAACCGCTGACGATATTGCAGCAAGGGCGGTGATGGGGTCAAGCATAGGGACTTACTTCTTGGCCTTAAGCATACATTTGCCCATCGCCTTGCACTTGGCAGGGTTCGGGCACTGCGCACATGGTTTAAAAACCATACCGCCTTTTTTGTAAGCCATCGGCTTCGTGACGGGCTTTTCTTTCTTCATCATCATTCCGGGCATAGCTAAGCTCCTTTCAGTAAGATTGCAATGATTACACCAGCCATTCCTGTGATCAACACCCCAGCGGCCTTGATCAAAAGTTTCTCAAGCCGATCGACGCGGGTGATGAACGTGTTGTACCGCTCCGCGCAGATCGCCTCGTGTGTGACAAGTTTGTTCTCCAGTTCGCTCACCGACGACATGTCCTACTCCTATGGCATTAGGGCTTTAAGTTGCTCAGGAGTCTGCGCTGCGTCCATCTGCGCCTGAAGGGCGGCGTACTTATCACGGATGGCCTGACGAGCGGCCTCGGCTGCGGCTGCATCCACACCCGGAATCTGCTTCATGATGATTGCGTCATGCGGCTCAAACTCTTTGGTGCGAGCGGCACGACGGGCATCGTGAGCAATAGCCTTCGCTTTGTCGATATTGATCTTAATCATTGCTGTACTCCCATGCGTTGCGGAAGGTGCGATCAGACGGAATGTCAGCGACATCCACGATCTTGTAGGTCTTGCCAGCCGGAACGTCTTTGGCTGCGATCTCATCAATCGTCAGGCCGCACTCGGCAGCGGGAATGATGATGGACACGCCGCCATCGTCGTTGGGGTAAATAATGCGTTGGTTCATGATTGGTCCTTAACGGAAGATGGAAATGTTTGAGTCAGACGCATCAGCAAGAGCACCATTATCCGGCCTTCCGCAAAGAACTTGAATACCAGTTGTGCTACGAGACACGCCTACACGAGTTGCCCAAAGGCCGTTACCAGAGGAACCAGAGTCGTTCCCAGCCGAAAACAGGCAAGAATAATTTGCATCCGTCATCGCAGTAGTAAAGTTCACCGTGTAATTGCCAGTCCCGTTATCCGTGATGCTGGTGACATTACCCGAGGCGCGGATCGCAACAGTGCCGGTGCCGTTGAAGTTGACCCATGCGCGGCAACCGTAGGCTGTGGCTACTGAGCCGTAACCGGAGTTGAATTGGAAATCACCGCCAGAGGTGATGCGGGCGCGTTCGGTAAGCGCGGTATCTCCAGTCGCGTTTCTTGTGGAAAATGCAATAGCGCCAGTTGTGTTCCCGCCGCCATCAGACAGCAAACCTTTAATGGCAGCAAATGGTTTTGCACCAGAACCACTAGCGCCAAGCAAAAGTGCGCCGCCATCTCCAGCAGAAACTGTGGGCGTATTAAGTAAGAGCGAACCGCCTTTGTTTCCAGCATCCGTCAATGCCGCCGTTGACTGGCCTGTACCGTAGATTTGAGTTTGATATGTTGGCGAACTCGTCCCAATCCCCAGATTCCCAGACGAATCCAGCGTCATCGCCTGCGTGAAGGTGATGGTGCTGCCCGCTGTGCCGGAGGGGGCGGTGTACCACTCGTGGTTACCAGTAGTAAAACCTTGCTGATACATAGCCGCCGCAAAGGTTCCGGCTATGTATCTCCACCCATTACCGTTATCGCGGTATGCGTTGTTGGACAGCACCAACTTTGCATCGGCGGTATCGTTGCGAGAAAGCGCAGCACCACTAACCTGCAAAACCCGGTTTAACGACCCCCAAGCACTCGGCGTCACCCCCAGACCGAGATTCCCAGACGAATCAAACCGCGCAACTTCAGCCCCACCCTCTGAGAAGGCGATGGTATCGGCAGCAGGGAAGAAGATGCCGGTGTTCGTATCGCCTGTTCTAGTCAACGAAGGCGCAGAA